AGATTATGTAACGCATTAAACTGATCCTCTGTGGCTCGTTTATCCATTATGTAAATACTTTTTTATTTGTAAATAACGACTGCTCAATAAAATCTACAGCCTTATCATCAACAACATTATCAGTAGTTGACACTAGCTTACGTAGAATATCAATAAGTAGTTTTTTTACAGAGTCAGAAGTAGCAAAAGCCATTAGTATTGGCTTAATTAGTAGAATCATTTGTCATTAGTGGGTTTTGTTGGACAGTCGTATTCCTGTTTATCCCAAGGGAATTTTTTGTCTTTAGGAATACATTGTGTTTTTAAATAATCTTTGACAGCAGCTTTTTTCTTAGCTTGATACTCAACTATAGGTACTACATCGTTACACATAGTATATACACGAGTACCTTCAGCTAACATAAAACCTTTTCGCTGGAGTTCAGCACATCTCAACATACGGGTTAATTCGTAGTCAAGTCGCATCTTTTCTTCAATGCGTTGCGATATACGTTTACATCTACGCAAACCTGATATATCTAAAGGGAACATAAAATTAATTTGTCCTCCCCAGTTCTCAGCTATTGTGTAGGTTCTTTGATCCATATTTTCATCAAAAGGGACCGTATGATTTCCCATGTAGAACGGACTAAACGTCATCGTGGCACCGTTACAGGACACTCCAGAACCATAGTGCTGCCTTGAAGGAGCACCATTATTCTGAAATTGGACAGCTTGGTTTGTAACATTTCCTGTCGCTGCTGCAACGGGATTAGACACATTATTAGTTTCGTCTTCAGCTTTTACAGGAGCTACTGAGAGAAGACAGACAAGGAAACAGTAGTAGAGTCGGTTTCTATAACTCGATCTATTTCTGTTAATTCGATTATCTGACTTGCTGCTCTTGTTACTACCTCTAGTGAAAAGTCTGAACCAGCTGTTGTCATATTGAAGATTGAATCGCTGTCTACTATTCCTCCAGAAGTTGCTGATGTATGGGTTATGTTGTCCCCAGACCATTTGTTTAACGCTGCTCCATAGGTTGTAGTGGTGATTTCTTCTGTTATTTCTTGAGTTGTAGTTGTAGTGCTGTTCATCGAACCTTGAGTAAAGTTGGGTTGAATTAGCTCTGCTCTTACAATAGTTGGTGTTAGCAGTAACAACGGTAAAAGCCATAACTTTTTCATGCTTTAGGTTTGTCTTTAACCATTGGACAGTTGACGGGGCTTTTTCCTTTGTTATTATTTCCAGTGGTCAAGCCAAATGTGGCAAGTGCTCCCGTAAACACACTGGCAACGAACGTGATATCTGAGTTACCTGATTTTTTAACCATAGGTAGCTCAACATAATTCATTGTTATGATCAAATAAAGCCCGACCAAACCACTACTCCAAGACGCACAAAAGTTCCAAGAATCTGTATTTGATGTTCTTGGTCTTCAGCAGCGTCTTTAAGCTTGCTTAAGAGGTTTGGTTTCGGGCTTCCTTTTTCTTCTTCTGGTTTTCCTTCCATTTATCTACTTTTTTTTGTAAGAATTTTTGAATCTGTTTTTTAATTTTATCAAACAAAGGCGTAGCAAAAGTTGTAGTAGCAACAGCGGCTACAGCTGCGTAGGTAGCAGTAGCCACGATTTCTGCACTAGGTAAGGGTAAATCTATTTTTACAATAGGTACCCTTAAACTTGGTTGTTCAGTTCTGGTTTCTGTCTCTTCCGTTTCGCTAGGTGTTTCTTCCATTTTTACTCCCTTAGGTGCTTTCAAATTACTGGGAGGTATTACAACAGTAGGGAATACTGGCATTTCCGCAGTAGGTGGTTCTAAAGGTATACTTGGCATATCTAAAGATCTTGAAAGTCTTATGGAGGGAAGCTTCATTAGGAAGGTTTAGTAGGCCATTCCATCCCGTCTTCTACATATGGAAAACCAGATTGTTTAGTTAGATTTCTTAAAGCAGTTTTATATGTTTTCCAAGCAGCTTTTTCATCTGTTGTTAAATCTGCTGTATTTGTCCAATCATATTTTTGTAAAAGATCATTACGAGTTCTTTTTACGGCGTCAGAATTATAGTCTTTTTCAGCTACTCTTCTATCAGCAAGAGTATTGTAATGAGGACTCCAATAGTTTGAGTTAGAAAGAGTTCCCTCAACAAACTCTTTAATTTCATCTTGAGATTGAAAATCTACTCTAGTTTCTGGATTCCATTTGTTTAATCCTAATTCTTTTTTAATGCCAGCTGCGTCTTCATGGATATGGTAAGAAGAACCATCTCCGTTAAATGTTGATGTTATCGTCATTGTGAGTTTGGACCAGTTGCTGTGTATACCATGCTATCAGCATGTGTTGTTGGAGATGGTATTTCTACTCCATTTACGTATTTCCAGTTACCATCTGCATAACCTGGATATACAACAGTACCAGCGGGTAAAGTTGTTACCTTACCACCACCAGTTGTACCGTTATAATAATTAGCGTTACCAGTACCGTTTATTTTAATACCGTGATAACCTTGTAAAGTGCCTATAAATACCTTTCCAGAAGGTACTGTATATAATGCATTGTTGTTTGAAGAGTTGTGTCCGATGGTTATCCAATTAGTTTCGACAGCTGTTGCTGCGGTAGCAGCAGTAGTAGTTCCTCCACTACTACCGCCACTAGAAGGTGGGGGGTATAAAGCCATAATTAATTAAGTTACTAAAATTCCTGTTGTTCTAAGGTTAACATTACCAAATCCTGGATCTACAGCAGACTCTACTAATGAAGCTCTCCAGCATCCAGATCTTAATGTATCTGATGTAGTACCGAAATACTCTACTTGAGCATCTGTAGTAAGACCGTTTTCTACTATAGATTGTATATTTATTCTCACAGCCCTGTATGTACCATCTACACCACCATAACCACTATTACCAGTATTGTATCTATCTGCAAACATATATAACCATCCATCAGCTATAGCTGTTGTATTTGCCCACTGATTACAATGGAAACTAGCACCTCTAGCTGAAAATTTAAACAGTAGGTGGTTCCTATCACCACCAGTACTAACCAGATTTGGAACGGTACAGCGTACTGTATAACTAGGGTTTCTACCACCTGACATGAATGCTTCCATGTCTGTTCCCATATCGTAAATAGTTATCCCATTATCAGCAGATGAATGCGTGTCATTATTTCTGTAACCAAAGACAGCATAGTAATGACCAGTAGTACCTTTAACAATCGCAATACTATTTCTGACGTAACTACCACTAGCAAAGTTATAGCCTGAATAAGTATGGTTATAGTTAAAGTCCATAACTCTAGCTCCATTACCAGCAACTACACCTCTAAGATCAACTAATTTAGGCCATTGTTCGTAAGAACTACTATTCATACTTCCACTTCTACCAGTAACAAGTGTAAAACCGTCGCAATACATCCAAGCATGTCTTTGAGTTTGACCTCCTAGATGTCTATGTGAGTTAGTTCCTCCATCTGTACCGTCAAATTGTCTTGTACCAAAAGTAGAACTAGATCCTCCATTATTTGTATCATAAAGATAATGGGTTGTATGAGTACTGTTTCTAAAACTATAGATATATCTTGATCCATCCCATATATTTTGTTTGTCACCACTTGTATTAGCTAGTGTAGTTCTATTAGTTCCGTCAGAATCCCATCTATATATTATACCTTTTTGATTGTCACTATCTGTACTTGACCAGCCATACCATTTACCATCAGCACCTTTATAAACTTCTCCCATCTGACCAGTAGTCGTAGCATGGTTACTTTGTGAATTAGCATATTGAATTTCTGTTTCCGTTCCTTTCCAGAATTGTGTAGTTCCAGTATATGTTTCACCTTCAAAAAGAGGATCTGCTAAATCATACTGTTTTATTTTTCCAAGTAAATCGGAGTTAGCAGTACCTACAGCACCCCAATCTGATCGGCCATCTGCACCAATATTAGTGGCATCACCACCGTTATGTTCAAATGTAGGTGTATGTAACACCCAACTTGTTAATGTAGGTACTGTCGAGGTAGTAGCGTATAACGATGACGAATTGTCTATTATCTCGTTACCAGATAAAGTTTCTGATTTAGATGTATTAGCAATTATGGTTCCTGTTGCAGAACCTACTCTTATGTCAATTGCTCTTGCTTTTGGGTTATCAACTGATATCCCTTTAACAACAGCTTGTTGTGAAGCTGAAGTAGTCATCAACTGTACACCAGTTCCTGGTTTTAAGTGTGAGTAACTTTTATTTGAGAGGTTTGAAAACTCTTTTAATGTATCAGGCATTTTTTATAAATTTGTAAATTTTAAAATGGAAATAATACCACCGCCACTGGAAGCAGTACTCCACGTAGGTGCTCCACTAGGACCACCAGATGTAAGGACTTGTCCAGATGTACCGTAAGTAGCCCCACCGATTCCTAATTGACCTGAAGATCCTATTCTTAATTTCTCTGTTACCGCAGCATTTTTTGTACCATTAGAGGAATGAGTATAAAAGGTTAATGCTCCTTTATAAGTACCACCTTCATCAACGCTTCCTATACCAGCACTTTGCCAATCTCCATGAACAGTACTTCTAGTAAATCCTATAATTGGCGTTGTATTTGAACCTCCATAGATGTGTAAAGGTGTTGATGGGGTTGTATTTATAATCCCCACCTTACCATCAGCTATTACTCTGACTCTCTCCGTACCTTCAGTAGATATTTTTACATGACCATCTGATCCTGTATCGACTGTTTCGATTGAGGTATTACCTTCTTCAATCTTGTCTGTATCTAAATCATTAAGTTTATCATGATCAGCGTCCGTAAATGTATTAGAATCAGTAGCAGATTCAACAGCATCTCTTATGTCGTTTGCAGTAACAGTCCCAGAATGACCATCTACAGTAGTAACAGTAGCAGTAGGACTTACTAAATGAGTAAAGTCAGCCATAGAACCAGCTGTACCACTATTTTTAATATAAGTCTTACTTTCATCTGTTCTAATAACCACATCACCTTCTTGCGTTGTCAACCCAAGCATAGCTGATTGATTAGCAGCTGTCTGTACAGTTGTTATAGCAAGTTGGTTTTCCCATTCTAAATTTCCTGGGGTACTTGCACCAGCTTTTAAATATTGATTAGCTGACGGAGCACCTGCTGGCATTGTTAAAACATAGTTAGTTCCAACAACAGCTGGGGCTGTTATAGTAATATGGTTTGAATCATCATCGTCATTTAAACGAAGATTATCAGTAACTACTAAGTTACCAGTAACAGTTGGGTTTGAAATTGTAGGTGAAGTAGCACTTAATGCAGCTGCAAAACTTAAATTTCCAGAACCATCAGTTTTTAAATAATGGTTTGCTGTTCCATCAGCTACAGGCCAATTAAGACCATCAAGTATAACCTTACCAGACCCATTAGGAGTAATAGGTATATTACCATTACTTGCTGAAACAATAGAATTACCATTGACATCAAGATTACCTCCAAGTCCACCTACTGTTATATTCCCAGTTGTAGTTAGGTTTTCATTACCAAAACTAATTGCTCCACTACTATCTGTAATAGACCCATTAGCTATAGTTACATTACCAATGCTTGATCCACTTAAAGCTGTAAATGCACTACCAATAACAACTGTACCAGACCCAGCTGGATCAATAGTAATATTATCATTACCATTAGTTGTAACAGGACCAGTTAAAGTAATACCCTTAGATTCTACCTTACCAGATCTTTGGTCAATAACAAACGTATCACCAACTTTAAATTTACCAACATGGTTAGTACTTGATTGCCAAACTTTACCCATGTTTCTATTGACAACTTCATTAGCCTCAATAGGTACTCCTCCATTCTCAGGAGCAGCACGATAATCGGTTCCAGCACCAGTATACTCAAATGTATGACCACCAGTACTAATATATGACCGTTGATAGAAGTTAACAGTAGCACCATCCGTAATAGCGTTGGTTAAACCATCGTT